GAGCAATAGTTTCATTTACAAATCTCCAATGAGAGCATATATCGTTAGTATAAGGGCGAACCAATAACACTCCTTGTTCTCCCCTTCCAATGCGATAAAGTTTGCGATTTTCTTTAATTGTAAAATCAATGGTTTTGTAGTCAAGTTCATAATCAAATTCTTTCATAACATTGAGATTTAGTATTTGTGGATGATAACCACTTACTTAAGTATTCTACTGCATTTTCTGGTTTGCAATGATCGCCACAAGTAAAAATGTCACACATTGCAATACCTTTTTCTGGCCAAGTATGAATACTTAAATGACTATCTGCTAATAAAGCAAATCCAGTTACACCCTGTGGTATAAACTTTTGAGTTTCTATTTTAAGAACTTTTGAATATGATGCTTCTGATGCATTAAATAAACAAAATTTTATATGCTCTTCATCATTCAAAGTAGAAAAGGGACAACCCTCCAATTCAAATAGAATATGTTTCACTAATAAATTTTTGGATGAGTGTTTATATCACCATTATCTATAGTAGCATGATCAACATGGTCAATATGTTCAATATGACCGTGATCAATATTAACATGTGCCCCAGTTTCTAGAATGGTTGCAATTCTTTCAAGTGCATTTGCGATGCGATTTGTATCAATAGGATTCATAGTTTATAACCAATTTGGTTTTTTGGATGGGTCACGAAGATAATTAGATGCAACCCAAGGTTTGGATGCGATATAACGTTTGTAAGCAGTAAAAGTGTTAATGCTTGTGTCATGTTTAAACTCATCAGGTCCTGCAAAAGCGAATGTTTTTACTTCTCTACAAATTGTAAAGTCGTTTTCATCAGTATTATCAAGAAATACTTTTCTTGCTTCATTGATTGTATTGGAACAAGAATGTATTTTATTGTATCTCTTATAATACTCATAACATAATGATGTTCCGTGAGCGATTAACCAAGCAGTGTTCTTGATATCTTCTGCTGCCCATATAGTACAAGGATGTCCTCTGAAAGCACCTTTACTGGTCTTGTAGGGGTTTCCATCTTTCTTGTGTAGGAGTTCATCACCCCAATCAAAATACCACTTAGAGAACACAATAGCCAGCATCTGACATGTTTCTAAGGGCATCTTAACTACATGTTTATCAGGTAGTACCTCTGCCGATTTATGTGGGCAAGGGTCAGTTACAAAAATGTTCATAATAAAATTTCCTTAATCTTATTATAACAATAAGATTATTTTTTGCCAGTAAAATTATGTTTTGATGTGCCACTTTTTGATCTGTTTACTATGACAATAAATTTATCTGCTGCAAATGTTCCTGCAAGATTAACATCTATTTCATCTCCATCTTCCCAATTAATATCACCATTTAACTTGGTATGTTCCATAGCCTTTTCAATTTTTTTAATAATCTCTTGAGTTAGTTTCATTTTTTAAATACTCCTAACTTTGTTAAAAGATAAAGTGCTAATACCGTCCAGAAGATAACTTCTAATCCTATATTATTCATATTACTCGAATGTTGAATCTGGTTCTAGTGCTATGTAGTAAGTAAGATTTAATTTATTATTTACAAATCTAGAAAGTAACTTAGATGATATTACAACATCATAAGCACCAGGTATAATCTTAATATTTTCTATCTTAAAGTTGAATGAAAAATTTCTATCTGTTTCACCAACATCTATTGCAAACTCATTAGATGTATCATTTTTCTTATCATGAACTAAAAGTTTAATTGCACCATTTTGACTAACTGCAGATAAATCAGGTAATTGATATACTGCTGCTGCCTTAAGTAATTTCTCTAGTGTAATACTCTCCAATTGGAAACAAACATCCTCAGTAGGAAGTGTAATTTCTTTCTCTGGTGGAGCAATAATAACCTGTGGATCTGCAAAGAAATACTTAACCTTTCTTCTTCCCTCACTAATTGTAAGATATGATTGCTCAGTAAAATCTAAATTAGGGTCTGTATGTAAACTCAATCCATTTAAGAATTGATTTAAATCGTAGATTCCAAACTGACGAGGAAAGTCTTCTGGTATCTCTGCTTCAGCAAGAATGTTTTTCATTACTGAGATGGTACGAAGTTGATTTCCTTCCTTTACAAGAATTGAATTATTAATTCCTGCAAAGTTTTTTAGTATACCAAGAGTGTTATCACTTAAGTTCATAGTTTTATTAAGGCATGTTGTGGTCAATATTACCACTAGTCATTGATGGTTTGATATAGTGCCCATCGAAGTGTAATAGTAGCATAGCATAATGTATAACTTTCATCAAGTCTTTTTTATTTTTTCCGTCTTTGTTTCCATACCTACTACCATATTTTAGAATATTTGCTTGGCAGAAAGAAGAAGCCAAATCTTTAGATGCCATCAAATCAATTGTTTGCACCTTACGAAACTCATGTGAATTTCCTGTATAATGTCCTTGATACGTTCCAGATACATACTCTTCAATATCTTTTAGAATCTCTTCTTCATGATACTTATATTGATGATTTCTTTTTGGTTCGTAAAAATCTAAATCCATTTTTTCTAATTCTTGTTGATGATACTCCTGTGTCCACCCATCATTGTAAGGTGAATATGCATTTGAAAAATGATGAGCGTATTGATCATCTATTGTGGATAAATCCACTTCATAATCAAGACCATCATCTTCATACTGAAAGGCAGTATTACCTGCCCCTGCACTTGTATCAATTTTTTTGCCCCATAAATCATCTGGGACATCTTCTCTAATTGGATAAGTTTCGTCCATAGTTCCGTTCAATACTTCCCAAGCTAAACTCCATGCATTAATCATAGGGGAGATCTCTCTCCCCCAAGTATAACACATTTAACCTTCTTGGTCAACAGGCATCTGGAAATCTGCATCTACCTTATCATATAACTCCATGAATGCTTGCTTAGTTTCATCATCGAAACGATTGATGCAAACCTTCATTGCCTTTGCTTTATCCTTAAAGATGCTGTAAGCACGAATAATATGAACAAGTCTACGAGTGCTTATGATGTCCTCTATACCGCCATCGTAGAATGTCTTACGAATGATATCTGCCCAATCTACAAGACGCTTACAGAAGTCCTCATCGACCTTTCCGAGTGTCTTTGATACTGCCTGTAGTATCTTTACTTCGTTGTTGACTGTTGGGTACTCTTGCTCGAAGGTGACAGGGAATCTCTCAAGGAAGGCTTCGTTGAGCACGTTAGTTCCAATAAATCGTCCGTCGTCTGAACCTTTACCCTTAGTATTTGCGGTGGCGAGTACGTTGAATCCTCTAGCTGGCTTAACGAATCTTCCAATTTTTTTAAGGAAAATACCATTTCCCTCAAGGACGCTCTGAAGGCAGAGGATCTTGTTAGAGGCAAGGTCGATTTCGTCAAGGAGCAATATTGC